CGGAGAACTGTAGGACGGTTACATTCTCTGCTGGAAGAACATTGACAGTGGCATTAATAAATACAGCCTCCATATTGTATATGTTAAGGGGTGCTACACCCACATAAAGGCTATTGATATAATCCGCTAATGCAGGAGCGGCGGCCTGTTGCACAGCATCAGGCGATACATAGTTTGGAGAGTCAGTATTCCATGTCACAACCATTGTTACCAATTGTTGTGGAGGAATGATAAATGGAATAACATAATTGTCGGGGTAACTGTTAAGGTTAACCTTTTGTAAAATAGGATTCGGGCTCATAAAGCCGCCACTAATATATTGTGGGAAAGTTGTCGTGTTCGTGGTGTCCAATGGAGTAGCAAATAATGAATCCAGAAACAATGTTGCCGTTTTAGGGCCGGTAACATTGACATAAAATCCTTGACCATTTAATGGACCCATACCTTGTAAGCCATTAAACTTCTCCAACATTCCAGTAGACAAATTATGATTATTGGTCGTTGTTACCAATGCAGGATTTGAATTGGTGATATTAGCGACTTGAATTCCTGGACTATCTAGGGTCTGGATATCAAACAGGGCATAATAAATTGCCCATGCAACTTGGTAGGGATCACCACCACCAACCAATACTATCCATCGACCTGAGGTAATGTTCTGGCGAACAGAAACAAGCCTTTGCACAACACCGGGAATATTCCAAAGCAATGTCTTAAGGAATCGATCCATTCCAGTTGCTGATGCTAGACCAGCAACGAGCGTCCGAGTTCGGAATGAGGTCTCATCTTCCGATGCAATCGAGGGAATACCATTAGCAGTATTAACCACTGTTAAAGTAATGTCTTGAGGCACAGAAGTAACCAATTGTGTTACAGTCCCTGCAGGTACTGCCCAAGTTCCTGCTACCGTTGCTATAGCATGAATTGGCAAGGACTCACGATTAGTGCCAACCACTCCACCATCGGTACAAATATATTGATAAGTTCCATCTCCAACAACAAAGCCTGGAATAATAACGAAACCGGGATCACCAATGAATATCACATCCACTGCGGTATTGGTAGCTTGAGCAGGTTGAATACCATAAACGTCAATGCCTAAATAATTCAATAGAAAGGCATTCGCTCCATATGGAGTTACTGAATTAAGTAGGTCAAGAAAGAATTGGTTGGAAACAATAAGTGCGCCAACGTCGGTTGAGGATACGTCCTCAATTAGAGAGGAAGGAAGATTTGCCGTATATCCTGGATTCGTCGCCGATACTAAGGTAAGCAACTGCTGCCTCAGCGTAGCTGGGGGTGTTGCTATTGGTCCCGAAGGACCCATTACAATTGGCAACTGAGCCATTTATCTATCCTTAAGCCCGTATTCTAGCACGATCACAATATTGACGCAAATGATTAATAGGGAACTTGGGCCGAGAGAAACGCTCCATATTTGGTTATGACCGTTACTAAATAACAAGGTGAAGGTATGCCACGTTCATCCAAAGCATCAGGTTGCCTCGATATAATCAGGGACAAAAAATACTGGGAAAACTGCTGCTGGATTCGTGACAAATAGGAATCCGGAGCGATCTGCGACATTACCGATGCATGAGCAGGTATTCCAAAGTTCGCATAGAAGGGACTCTCTCCCAAATTAAGTTTGATGGTCTGAACGACAGTGGTTAGCCAGACCATATCGTCAAATCCATTCGCATCTGTTTCCACCATAACCCATATCTTTTCATCGGGGAAAAGAGGATTAGGAACTATGCGACCATATGTTCTCATGCCGTTGTATGATCCACAATTAGGCCCATTGTCACAAGGGCAGCCAACAACGAAGCAAGCGCCGTATTACCACCCTTCGCTCCAGTTATGGTTGCGGGAAGGGTGCCTTGTATTGGAGCACCAGGAGGTCCTTGAGGCCCTTGCGGTCCCGCTGATCCCCCAGGTCCGACAGATCCTGTCGGTGTCGTTATCATTCCAGTTGCGTGCAAGTCTCCAATGATCTGAACAATGGTCTTTTCAACTGGAGTTGGAATTGTTGGAATTGTGGGTGGACTTACAGTGTCATCCATCGTCGTGACGGTGCTTGGAGCACCGAAAGCGAAATTCTGGGCAACGTGGTTAATCGTGCTGGCAGCATTGGTTAAAGTTTGTCCAGCAATATGAGCAAGTGCCTGTGTCGCCTGATGGATGATATTAGCGGAAGATGTATGAAGGATATTGTTTAAGGCATCTATGATCTGGGTAGTCTTGCCATCCGCAGATTGAGTGGTATGACCTGAAGGACCTCCAGTCACAAGGAACATGTTGGGGTCGCGCTTTGGCCACTTTGTATTGCTGATGGGTTGGAATATTGCATTTGTCAGATTGCCTCTAATATGTAAAGAGGCAGTTCCACCAGGATTTGCACTGGGTCCAGCCAGCGAGAAATCACCCATAAGAACGAAGCCTGGATCACCAATTTGAGTGGGTTCCCGATGATACTTGGAAAAGCTTTGAGGAACAACAATCTTGGGGAGAGTGTATGGACCTGTTACATCGAAGGTTAGTTCAATGAGGTCATTTTCCTTAATTGCCGAGACATGGCAGGGAAGTCTCTTGGGCTGAACCTGATGACCGTTCTGCACCTGCGTCTTGACGTAGGCGTGGATATTCCTAGTAAATGAAACCTTCTGGACGTCATCCATTAGGGAGACACCTCAAACGTCTGATTCCTATATACTAAAGTGGATTTGAAATAGGGAGCAACCATATTGATAAGGTAATCAACGACACCCATAACTGTCACTTCACCTGGATCAACTGAAACTGGATAACACATCTCGGTCTTACTAAGAGGCAATACAAATCCTGACCCATTATAACCATTCGGACTCATACTGCTAATGGTTACTTTTACCGGAGCACCAATGATAAAAGGATGCGGAGCATTTGTCGTTATCACAGCCCTCATATTTTGTGGGTCCCAAAACGCACCTGATATAGGCATAGAGGTAGGACTCTCGATCAAAGGAACCGCAGCAATTAATATGCCTCCCATTGTAACCACATTAACATAATACCGTCTAGCGGATATATTCCAAGTGATGGTGACATTATATTGATTTCCATCCAAAGTGGGAGTAAATACTGGAGCACTAACTCTGGATGGAATGAATTGATAATAGGTTGTCATGAGAAGGGACTTGTGACCACAGTGGGTTGACCGGTGAAAGGATTGAAAGTAGCAGTGGAAGAAATTGTATTATTAAACGGTGTTTGACTGATTGTGGGTGCAGAAGCCGCTGCTCCTGGTCCTGTGTTAACAACGCTAGGTGGATTACCTCCAGCTGTTCCTGCTCCTGATGGATCGCCGGATGATGGGACTCCTGAATTGATCTGGTTCATAAGGTTGCTTAATGCTCCTGATGCATCTTCCAATGAGACCAAAGGTCGTGTAAAATCCCATTTCCATGCATTCTGCGGAATGGGAGATTGAGGCATAGAGCAATCGGATAAATTAAGCATAAGCATATTGGTATAGGTATATGCAGGAGTGTAAACCGTGTATGTTCCCCCTGCATTGTTGTGGGAGTCTAGGGTAGCTTTGAGCGCCTGCATTGTCTGGAGTTTAACTGACCACGCCGATTGTTGTTTCATTGGCGTAATCATAATCAGGGAGACATTGATTGGGTTCCTGATAATAGCATTGGCAGCAACAGTTAAATTGGCAAAGGGATATTCAGCAGGTTGCTGTTCAATCAAACTTCCACCTGCTGCGGGTGAAAATATAGCAAAGGCATCTTCCAATTGAAAGTCTGGATCACCTGTTAACAGATTTTGAGAAAAGGCATTTGGATTCGTCAATGCTACAAGGGGTAGCATTCCACCTGTAATATTGGTTGCGATTCCACCTGTCAATACGATAGGTGAAATCTGGAAGTTGAGTTGTTGTTGGCTAAGGCTCATGTTGAACTACCTGTACCACTTCCTTCACCTGTTTGACTAAAAGGTAATTTACCACCTTCTGCCGTTGGACCCGTTGGAGCATCGGTAGCGGTATTTGTACCACCTCCTCCAGATCCACCTGTAACAGCCTCAATGATCGTAACCCAAGAATCCATAGATGGAGACCGAAACTTTCCTATATGACGAACACTTGTAACAGTCCACGATCCCTGGAATGCCAGGACATTGTTATTTTGACCAATCTTAGCTTGATCGGGACTACTCACCGTTGCCAATGTATTTGCTGGAAGTGTTATATCTACTGTATTACCTGAGGTAGGGCTTATATCTCCTCTCAACAGACATTTAATGGAAATCTTATTAGCACCAATCCATGTGGGTTGACCAACGAAATCTGTGTATTGGAGAGCAATAGGTCCACCACTCGATTGAGTGTCATCCTTAACCGTTATATCATTCCCTTGAGAATGGATCCGTACTCCTTGATATCCTGACGTTTGCGGAGTTCCCAATAAATCATGGCTCAGGGATTTGAGATAAGTGGAATACTGTTCTATGGATTGGTAAAATCCATGATCATCGTATGCCAACTTGATCTTATCGGATATATTGACAATAACATTGGCTTGTGGAAACGCTGTTTGGAGCGTGTTCTTAATGGCTTGAGAGAAAGGCTGGTTTGCTGGAACATTGTGGACAATGTTCTTGGGATTGGTCGGTCCCCCTACTCCCCCAGGTGAGCCTGGGGTGACGAAGAACTCCAGGGATAGGTCGTTATAAACCCAGTTACCGAGAGCAGGCCAGATATTGCCATCCAGTATCAACCCCTGATGGGGGACCTGTAGATTGGCTAAAGGTAATCCATTTGTGTAGCCTGCCCACATTTGCAATCGGCAGTTGTTAAATTTGGAAGATTGAGTAACCATGCTAAATGGAATACCGCGTATCTTTATCCACGCAGAGTTTGGAGCTCCAGAGTCGCCTACTGGAGTTTCTATGTTAAATTCAATATCTAG